CCAGACCAGTCGTCCCGGGCCGCCTTGACCACCGAGGTGGTCAGGCCCGTGATCGCGCCGATCGAGGCAAGGTTCTGTTCGATCAGCTCGTCGGTGTGCTGCAGGACCAGGGTGCGGGTGTTCCGCTGCGCCTGCGCCTCCTCGCCGATATAGAACCCGGCCACCGCGGTTTTCCCTGCGCCGGTGGGCAGCATCAGGATGGTGTTGCCATGGGCAGCCGTCCTGGACCGGGCGGCCTTCACCGCCTCTTGCTGATAATCTCTGGGGATCATGGAACCGTTCCCTCACTGGGCCCAGAACGGCGCGCTGCCGTTCGAGGAGGCCTGTGCCGCCGCCGGCGGCTGACCGGGGGTGGGCTGGGCGTAGGGAGCGGGCGACGACGCAGACGCCATGAGCCGCGCATATTCGAGATGCTGCGGCCCGATGGCGGCCAGAACGACATTGCGGCCTTCGTCCTGCGGGTTGTTGCGGTCCCGGTCGACACCCAGTTTCACAGCCACGGCCAGACCGCTGATCTCGCCCAGGCTATGGATGGTGCGGGCCGTGCGGGCGCGGTCGGAAGTGTCATCCGAACGCACGCCGCGTGCAGACTCCAAGATGCCCCGGATCAGCGCCCGGCCGCGATTGGCGTAGGTGTCTTCGCCCCCGTCGCTGCCATTGCGACCGCGATAGCCGATGCGGGTGTAGATGCGGCGGCGGGCATAGGGCCCGTCTTCGATCACGCCCTCGGTGTTGAGGTAGAGCGCCTCGCTGGTCTTGCTCTGGGTCAGCCAGCCTTCCGGACCAGCGCCACCCGGGCGGATGGTCAGATAGACCCTGGCTAAAGTGTTGGCCGGGATGAGGGCAAAGGCGGCGTCCTGGGTGTCGGCGCTGTTGAAGTCGATATCGGTCATGGCTCTAGGCTCCGGCGTTCGTGTCGGTGGGGACTGCGGCGGGCAGTTCGAAGTTCAGGCGGGCGACGGAGCTGTCGGCGAGCGGGCCGCGGATCTTGTCCATCAGGCGTCCGAGGTGCGCGGGCTCGACGGCGTCCAGACGTCCCGAGCGGTCCTTCGCCGGGAACCCGAACTCGTTCAGGGTCGTGCAGACGAAGGCCCGATAGGGCGCGCCTTCGGCCGGCCGGATGTCGGCGAGCGTCAGGATTTCATCGACGATGCCGGGCAGCTCGAGGCCGGTCTTGGCGCCCTCGATCTGCAGCGAGAAGAACGGCCGGTTGAAGTCGTCCAGCCGCTTGTCGAGCAGACCGACCAGCCAGACGTTCTTGGCCGGCGTGTGCTGCAGGTGGGTCAGCCAGCCGATCATCTCCTGACCCAGCAGGCCGTATGCGCCGCGCATATCGGCCTTGCCGTTGCGGTCCGACATCGCCTGCGGCTGGCCCTTCGACCACTGCAGGCAAAGGCGCGACGCTACGGTGATCGAGTCCACGAAGACGGTCTCGTACTTGTCCAGCATGGTCGGCGGACCGAACTGGCCGCACACACGGGCGAAGTCCGAGCGGCTGTAGCTCTGGTCGTCGCGCATCGCCGGGTTGGCGCCGCCGATCCAGCAGGCAAGATCGCGGGCCCGCTCCCAATCACGGATGCGGATCTCGTCCCCGGGCCAGCCCTGGACGGCCAGTTCACCGGCTTCCAGGTTGAGGAACAGGGTGGTCTGAGGGTTGAGGGTCCAGAGCTGCGAGGTCTTGCCGATGCCGGAGATGCCGGTCACCACGCCCTTGATGCCGCGGCGCTCCTTCATCCGTTCGTCGGCGGTGATGATCTGCAGCGGCTGGGTGTTGATGGGAGTGCTCACTTGCGCTCCCCCAGTTCGCGAATGGCCGCGGCCACCGCGTTGTCGACGCCGCGGGCGCCCTGCTTGCGGGCGAGCTTGACGACCTCCGACAGTGAGGAACTGACCCGGCTGAGCGCCGAGGCTTCACGGCTGATGGCGAGTTCGGCGAACGCCACCTCGTCGAGCGTGGCCTTCTCGATCGGTATGACGCTGGCCGGCTCGGTGCCGATCGCCGGCACCGAGATGTTGTCGGGGACTTCGCTCAGCCAGATGGACTGGCGAAGCTGCTTCAGGGGGGATTTGAACATGGGTAGGACTCCGATTTGTCGGGCCCCGATGTCGTCGTGGTTTTCTACTGCCGGGCTCCGACACCGCTCGGAGCCTTTGCGGTCCAGGTATTTCCCTTGCGGGTTTTGCATTCCCTGGAGAGCCCGGCATGAAGCCGGGGTCAGGCGCTGCTCATCAGAGCGGCCACATCGGGAATGTCGGACGTGCTGCCGCGGGTCTGCTGGGCCTCGAAGGCCTCGACCTCCTCGACGCGGTAGATCACCCGACCACCAATCTTGATGTAACGGGGGCCCTGGCCAATCCAGCGCCAGCGCTCAAGCGTGCGTGGGCTGATGCTCCAGCGGCGGGCCAGGTCGATCTGGTTCAGGTGTTTGACGGACATGGCGTCCTCCAGCAGGCGGTGACGAAAACCTGCGAAGAAGATGCGGCCTGTGAGGGGAGGAGCCGGGAAGGCGTGAGGTAGGTCTCAGGGTAGGAATCAACGCCGATGGCTGCCCGAAACTAAAAAGCCGCCCCGAAGGGCGGCTTGAAGTTCCAGGGGCTCTGGATTGATCAGGCGAACAGCCAACATCGGCCTTGCTCGACCTTGATGAACTCGCGCCAGTCGGTTCGACCCGAGAATGCCTTTGCGATGGTGTTCACGCTGCCGCTGGAGCCGGCCGCCTCAAGCACCTCGGTGGTTGAGCATTCCGCAATGCCCGACGTCCATGCCTCGTAGAGGTGCCGTATGATGGCGCGCTGTTTTGATCCGGGAAATGCGTAGCGCTTCCCGTGAACTGTAAGGGACGCACCGTCGGCGGCCATGACAATCAGGGCGTCGGTCGACACGGTGCCGGATGCAACGCGGGCCGCCAGGATTGAATTGTCTACGACCAGGCTATCCCTTTGGTGCCCGACATCTTCAATGCTGATGATGGCATGACCGTTCAGGACTTGAGCAGGCAGCCGATCAGCCGGCGTGAAGCTGAGCACCACCCTCAAGCCAGGCGCGGGGCGCAGTCGGACAGTCTCCACAAAGCTGGCCCAGACCTTGGGATCGTTCAGCCGCCGTGCGACCCAGAGCGGGACGCGTTTTGTGCGCCCCGATAGGCGGACCTCGCCCACTTCCCAAAGTGCGTCCGCCACAAGCGTCGTCGGGGTTGCCTGCGCAGTCATATCGAGCTGCTGCAGAAGGTGCCCGAAGAGAATTCCGAAGTTGACCCGGAACAGCCCCAGCCGATCGGCTGCCACGGCCACCCAGCCAGATGTTGGGCTGAAGTATCTGTAGCCTGCCGCATCTGCAGACCTGGTCACGGTGACCGGTGTGTCGTCATGGTCGGCCAGTGAGGCTGTCGTTGTCTCAAATCCGTCGGGCTCGATCAGGCCCGAGGACTGGAGCGATATTCCCGCGCCACCATGGTCTGCCAGCGCGTCAGCGGTGATGCGGCACCTTGGGGTCTCAATGACCCTGCGCAGCAGGCCTGCTGCAACAGGGTCAAGGCAATGGTCAGTCCTGGATGTCACGGACGATGCCCCAGCGCCGGAGATATTTTTCGCCGATCATCCGCTCGCGTTCGGTCCGGTCTTTCAGATCACACCCGTGCGGCATGGTGATGGTCAAAGGCAGAGCCTTGCTGCGGCCGGAGCCCGCCTCAGGGTGGAACCGGATGGAGAGCTTCACCTGGGTGATGTCCCAGCCGCCACTGAGGGGGTCGTAGGGACCGAATCGATCCTGCGACATTTCCCAGATCGTCTGGGCCGCCTGACGCATGCATTCCAGGGTCACCCGCTCGCCCGCGGTGTCGATCGGTTTCAGTCGGAGCAGAGTGACGCGCACCGACTCGATGCCGTCTTCAGGGTCCGTCGGAAATCCGAACTGCTGACGCAGCATACCCAGAGCGAACTTGCGGAAGGGCAGCCGCTCTTTCTGGAACTCCGTATTGAGCAGATCGCGCACGAACAGCCGGACCATGTCTTCGCGGTTGTGGCGATCGTTCGCGACGACCTCGATCACGCCGGTCGCCGGCTCGTAGGTGATGGCGGCTTCGAACACAGGCCTACGAGGGCGACGATCCAGCGTGCCATCCACAAACTCCAGGAAGTCGTCAGGACGGCCCTCGCGGTAAATCGTCGCCTGAATAAGGGCACTGTCGGCGCCTTCGAAAGTCGGCCGGCTGCGGTCGAACAGATCGACATGGACGTTGTTGGACCGGAACTGCTCGCGGATGGCCTGTTTGAACGCGTCCATGGACACGGGGTCACGTTTGAGGACAAGGCCTGCCTGGCCGATGAAGCCATCCCACATCCGCCCCCGGCGCTTTTCGTCGGTAAAGCGGACGTCCTCGGCATGCCGGAAGCCAGACTGGTCATTCAGGTACATCCAGAGTGCCCGGTCGCAGGCGCTTTGAAGGGTGTCCAGCAGGGCATGGTTCTGGGCGACGCTGTAGATCGCGGCCTCGCCGGCGTCGTCGGCCATGCTGGTGACTCGCTCGGCGACCGCCTCAAGACGATCACGCTCGTCGGTGGTCATATCATCGACGGCCTGGAGCAGAGGTCGGACAACATCCCCCGGCTCGTCCCAGTTCACGGGAGGAGCCAGCGGGAAGCCCGCCTGGCTAAAGTAGGCCTGCAGCGAGGCCCTCGGTGTGTTGCGGATAAACTTTGTCACCGTGGCCATGGCCACCTCCTGTTTACGTAATGACGAGAAAAAGAGTTCGTTACTGCGAACCACTGCGTAAATAGGGATTGCCTGTGCCGCCTGTCAAGCACTACTAGTGACGTGATAACGAACTTTGTGTGACGAGGAGTACAGCCGTGCCATCACCCCTGGGAGAGCGGGTTCGGGAGCTCAGATTGAAAAAGGAGCTGACGCTGGAAGCGTTGGCTGAGCGGGTCGGGTCCAGCAAGAGTTACATGTGGGAGATCGAGAACAAGGACGTCGCCCGCCCCTCGGCTGAAAAATTACACCAGATCGCCTTGGCCCTGGAAACAACCGCTGAGTATTTGCTCACCACCGAGGCTGTCACCGAGGCTGACGCCACTGACGATGCGTTCTTTCGGAAATATAAGAAGATGGACGAACCGGCTAAGGATCGTCTCCGGCAGATGTTGAAAATTCTGGACGCCTAATAGTGATGACCTCGCCTGGCGGCAAATCGCCCCGGAAGGCGGCCAACGATCTGACTACCCTTCTGAGAACGGCGCTCGGGGAGGATCGATTTCCTGTCGATGTCGAGATGCTTGCTCGGGAGATTTCGGGCAAGCAGGCTGACCCGATCACAGACATCGTCGGCGTGGACATCCCAGGGTTCGACGGGATGCTTCGGGCAAGTCGTAAGGCTCCCGGCTGGCAGATCCTATTCAACGACCAGTCGGGCTATCCCGGCCGCGACCGCTTCACGCTGGCGCACGAATTCGGACATTACATGCTGCACCGTCGTCCGTTGACGGACGCCGACTACAGCGGCGGCCAGCTATCCGGCGGTTTCGATTTCCGGTGCCTGCCCCTTCGAGCCAGCAACGGGCGCGACGCCGAGCGGGTGCGTGAGGAGGAGGCAGATACCTTCGCGTCCTATCTGCTGATGCCGATCGACGACTACCGGCAACAGACGACCGGCAAGGACATGTCGCGTTCGCTGCTCTCCCATGTCACCGACCGATATGGTGTTTCGTTGCAGGCGGCGGCGCTCAAGTGGATCGAATTCACCGGTACGCGCTCAGCAATGGTCGTGGCGCGCGATGGCTTTGCGCTTTGGGGGCGCGCAAGCACGGCAGCCGTCAAGAGCGGCATCCTGGTCCGGTCAGGCATGGAGATCCCGGAAGGATCAATTGCAGGCGGCGCGGCGGCTACGCATGCGAATCCGGATCGACCGGTGGACCTGCACGCCGGCATCTGGACTTTCAGTCGGGGGTCCGAGGCCGTCAAAGAGCTGACAATGTTCTCCGAGGGGCTCGGGATTTCGGTCTCGCTGCTCCAGTTTGACGATGCGCCAGGCGGTGCAGAAGTCGACGAAGAGGAGCCATGGGACAGTTATGACCAGTTCGTCTCCCGGGATCGGGCCTGATCACTCGACGTCAAACCATGAGTACTTTCGAGGACATACGAAGCAATTAGAACTATTTGTAAGGGTTGCGTTAGTGTGTTGATTTAACTTGAGAACCGTGGGTTTCAGATTACCGTTCGCTCTTCACCTCCTGTTGCGAACAGTCTCAATGCCCGCGCCTCGATCCAGCTCAAACTCAATATCTCCAGACCAGATGTCGGCGGAGGAACGCCTGGGTGAACTCGGGCGAATTCTTGCCGGCGGGCTGGCGCGTATTCAACGCCAACAGTCCAGCAGTTTCTCTGACATCGACCGAGATAGTTCACTCGCATTCCTGCCCACCAGGAGCGGTGGTGTCCTGCGGGCAGAGCCCTGAGTTGGAGGACAGAGATGCAAACACACCATGCGGCGGCAGCGCCAAAGCCGGACGGCCAGGTGCTGGCCAGGCTGGCGGCCTTGAAGGAAATGACCGTGAATGAGCTCAAGGCCGACTGGCTGGCCCTGATGGGATCGGCGGCGCCTAACAACAGCCGGTCGTTCCTGGAACAGCGGCTGGCCTACCGGATACAGGAGCTGGCCTTCGGCGGGCTGGCCAAACCGGTCACCCGGCTGCTCGATGCCCTGGCCGACGAGGTCGAGGGCAAGAAGGTCCGGCGGTCGGTCATCGCCGATCCCCGCAACCCGGTGATCGGCACCCGGCTGGTGCGGGAGTGGGATGGAGCCGAGCACGTGATCACGGTGCTCAAGGACGGGTTCGACTGGCAGGGCCGCCGCTACAAATCCCTGTCGGCCATTGCCCGCGACATCACCGGCACCCGCTGGAACGGCTACCGCTTCTTTGGGCTACGCGACATCAAGAAGGCCGACCGATGAAGAGCGCCAGCGTCCCGCTGCGCCGCCTGCGCTGCGCCATCTACACCCGCAAGAGCTCCGAGGAAGGGCTCGACATGGAGTTCAACAGCCTCGACGCTCAGCGCGAGGCCTGTGAGGCTTACATCACCAGCCAGAAGGCCGAGGGCTGGGTCCCGGTGCATGACCACTACGACGACGGCGGCTTCTCGGGCGGTACGCTGGAGCGACCGGCGCTGAGGCGCCTGCTGGCCGACATCGAGGCCGGCCTGATCGACGTGATCGTCGTCTACAAGATCGACCGCCTCAGCCGCTCGCTGATGGACTTCTCGCGGCTGGTGGAGGTGTTCGACCGGCAGGACGTGACGTTCGTCTCCATCACCCAGTCGTTCAACACCACCACCTCGATGGGTCGGCTGACGCTGAACATCCTGCTGTCGTTCGCCCAGTTCGAGCGCGAGGTCACCGGCGAGCGCATCCGCGACAAGATCGCAGCATCGCGCCGCAAGGGCATGTGGATGGGCGGGTTCGTGCCGATGGGTTACGACGTGGTCGATCGCAAGTTGATCATCAACGAGGCCGAGGCCCATGCCGTCCGCCGGATGTTCGAGCGGTTCGTCGAGCTGGGCTCGGCGACGCTGCTGACCCGGGAACTGGTCGCCGCCGGCGCGCTGAACAAGCGCGGCAAGCCGATCGACAAGGGGTTCCTCTACAAGGCCATCAATAACCGGGTCTATCTCGGCGAGGCCGTCCACAAGGGGACCAGTTATCCCGGCGAGCACCGGGCGATCATCGACCAGGCGCTCTGGGACAAGGTGCGGGCCGTGCTGACCCAGAGCCCGCGAACCCGCGCCGCCAACACACGCGCCCAGACACCGGCCCTGCTGAAGGGGCTGATGTTCACCAGCACCGGCATTGCAATGACTCCGACCGCCACGAAGAAGGGCAGCCGCCTCTATCGCTACTACACTTCGATGGACGCGATCCGGAACCGGGCGGGGGAGAACACCGAAGCGTTCGTTCGCCTGCCTGCAGGGATGGTCGAGACCGCCGTGGTCCAGCAGATCCGGACCCTCCTGCGGACGCCTGAGGTGACCGCCCGGGCGATCGAGGCTGCGCAACGCGAATGCCCCGAGATCGAACAGCCCGACGTGGTGGCGGCTCTGGCGGGCTTTGACGCCCTGTGGGAGTCTCTGTTCCCGGCAGAGCAGGCGCGCATCGCCCGCCTGTTGGTCGAGCGCGTCACGGTCAGCAGCGACGGCATGGCGGTCGATCTGCGCACCGAGGGACTGGGGTCGGTCGTCAGGGAGATGGTGACTCCGCGGCGGGAGATGGCGGCATGAGCGCGCCCACCACCATGCGAGTGTTCATCCCGCTCGCTATCCGCAAGCGCAACGGCCGGCCCAAGATCATGCCGCCGGCGGACATGACCCCCGCCAACGACGGCGGCGTGGACCCACATGTACTGAAGGCGATCGCCCGGGCCTGGGGCTGGCGGCGCAAGCTGGAGAGCGGCGCTGCGTCAACGATGCAGGATATCGCGCAAGTCGAGGATATCTCGGACCGCTATGTCGGGCGAATGCTGAGGCTGGCCTGGCTGGCACCGGCGGTGCTGGAAAAGATCCTGATTGCACGCGTGTCACCGGCGGTGTCGCTCAAGGATTTGACGATGGCGGCGGAACAGACGTGGGAGGAGCAGGTGGCGGTCGTGTTTGGGTCGGAATAGCGCCCCACCATGTATGCTCGGAATTGCGCGCCATCACGCCCACCTCGGATTCTCTAATCACCATGCCTGCCGAGAAGCCGGGCAAAAATGCCGGTGCCGCGATCTCGACAACCATATGAAATATATGGCGCAAAACAGACCGAACCTTTTCCGACGAGGTTCGGGTGATTAGAGACAAATGCCGTTCAGAGACCGATTTCGGCCTCCGCGGCAGTCTCTCAGGTTCGGTCGGCATCGCCAAAACGGCGCGGCTACTGGGGGTGTTCGGCCCTACAGCGGGCCATCATCTTGTTTCGCAACAAGGAAGTGGCGGACAGAGAGGGATTCGAACCCTCGGTAGGCTTTCACCTACACACGCTTTCCAAGCGTGCGCGATCGACCACTCCGCCACCTGTCCGTTTCCACGACGTCGCCCGAAAGCCTTCGTG